AAAAATAAGATCAAAAATAAAATGTTCAATCTAATTAAAAATGCCAAATACATGCGCTTTGAGCGCACAGCCCAAGGCATCGCGATTGGTTTTACAGGTCGTGTGGCATTTATTGCCCGAGTTCACCAATACGGTTTACGTGACAAAGTCGAGAAAGATGGACCAACAGTAAAATATGACCCTCGTGAACTGTTAGGTTTTACAGCAGAAGAAATGGATATGATTGAAACGGAAGTATTTAAATTTATTTCAAAATGATTTGTAAAAAGCGTTAATACAACAGCCACCACATGCAATAAAAAAATGACTGCAACACGATTGCAGACATGAGTGCAGACCTATCAAGACGTCTTGAAAACCTGATTCGTTTAGGAAAAATCAAGACGGTAGAACCGACTGAATATTTTCTGACAGTGACCGTCGATTGTGGCGAGATTACCACTGCGAAAATCCGTTATCTCAATTTACGTGCAGGCAATGACAAAACTTTTGATCCTCCTTCCATTGGGGAAGAGGTTATGGTTTTCAGTCCTTGTGGTGTTTTAGAAATGGGCATCGCTGTTGGTGGACTCAACAACAAAGATAATCCTTTGCTATCAAATGATTTAAATAAAAATATTCGCCTATTTTCTGACGGCTGCATGATTTCTTATGACACCAACACTCATGCACTTGAAGTGATTCTACCCAGCAGTGGTACTGCTGTTTTAACCGCAACAGGTGGAGTTACAGTCAATGCCGATGGTGGAGTGACCATCAATGCCAAATCGGGTGGGGCAACCATTAATGGTGATACCACTATTAATGGCAACGTACAAGTCAATGGCAGTACAGCCATGACTGGAAACAATACAGTTGGTGGCAGTCAACTTGTACAGGGCAGTAGCCATTCAACAGGAAACTTCAGTACCGAGGCTGATGTCACTGCAGGTGCTATTTCATTGAAGTCGCATAAAACATCAGGTGTCAAATCAGGTGGGGAAACTTCGGGAGAACCCGTACCATGATTGATAAAAATACTGGTAGAAGCCTACAAACAGAAAAACAGTCTATCCAACAATCCTTGCAAGACATCATCACTACACCCATTGGATCACGTGTCATGCGACGCGAATACGGATCACTCATTTTTGAATTACTAGATCAACCCATTAACGATGTCTTAGTTTTGAAATGTTATAGCGCAATCTATACAGCCGTTTCGCGTTGGGAAGACCGTATCAGTATCAGTCAAATCTATATGTCGAGTGTTGAGGGGAATGGATTGGTATTCGACATCGAAGGCTTTTCTCAAATCACAGGTCAACAAATGAATCTTAGAATTCCATTAAACATGGGGGCAGGCGCATGAGTGTGGATTTTAGCCAACTGCCAAAGCCAAATTTTGTCGATGAAATTGATTACGAACAGATCTTGGTAGAACGCAAAGCATTTTTAATCTCGTTGTATCCACCAGAGGAACAAGACGCGATCACGATTTTATTGGGCCGTGAATCAGATCCACTGCACAAATATCTACAAGAAAATGCTTATCGTGAAATGGTATTACGGACACATATCAATAAAAAAGCACTGGCAACACAGTTGGCGTTCGCAGAAGGTGCAGATCTAGACGTTTGGGGTGCAAATTTTGATGTTTCACGTTTGCTTATTACCCCTGGGGATAATTCAATCACACCACCTGCACCTGCAGTTTATGAAACCGATGAAAATTTCCGTTATCGTATTCAAAAAAAATTAGATGCTTTAAGTACAGCAGGACCTGAATCATCTTATGAATATCACACACTCTCAGCAGATGGTCGTGTAGCAGATGTTAAATGTAGCTCACCATCACCTGCACATGCGCTTTTGACCATTTTGCAACATGACACAGCAAATAATGCATCTACACCAGAACTGAACAGTATCGTTTTGAATTCGGTTTCTGCTGAAAAGAAACGTCCAACAGGTGACCGTGTTCAAGTACAGTCCGCTGAAATTATAAACTACATTGTTGAAGCGGTTTTAGTCACCAAAAATGTCCCTGAAACTGACTCAGTATTATCTGCTGCTACAAGCAATATTAACAATTATGCAAAAACACCAAAACGCATCGGTAAAGGCGTGTTCTTTTCAGATATTTATTCAGCATTGAAAGTATCAGGTGTTGAGCGTGTTGAGTTAGTCCATCCAATTGAAGAAGTTAATCTCAATAACTTTCAGGCAGCATTTTGTACTGAAATTAAACTTAGTGTGAGGAATGAGTCATGAACTTACTTCCTCCCAATGCCACAGATTTTGAGAATAAAATTGTCGAAACATCAGCTCAAATTACAGAGCTCAATGCGGATCTATCTAGCTTAATTCGGATTGATGATGCACCCAGCGATTTTTTATCCATTTTGGCATGGCAATTTTCTGTAGATCGTTGGCAAGACGATTGGCCAGATGAAGTAAAACGCGCCCAAATCAAAAATTCGATCAAAGTACATCAACATAAAGGCACCAATTACGCACTTCGACAAATCGTTGAAAGTTTTGGCTATTCACTGACAGTTCATGAGTGGTGGCAAGAAGCACCAATGAATGAACCTGGTACTTTTCAAATCACGGTTGAAACAAACGGAAAAGCGCTTTCTGAACGTACCTATAAAACATTGGTGGAACTTTTACATGATGCAAAACCTTTAACACGTGAACTTAAAGGTATTGAAATCAATGTCATCAATGTTGAAGGAGAAACCAATGTTGCTGCAGCGATGTATTGCGGAGAAGACATCACAATTTACCCCAAAATTGATGACCCACAATCTTTGATTTATCCAGTTTTTGCTTTTTATGAGCATGAAATTACCAGTATTTATCCAAAATAGAGCATAAAAATTATGGCATCACTTTATCATTCACTTTTTACAGAAAAAGGTTTGGAGCTTCTTAGAACTGCAATTCAAACTGGAACAAAACTCGGCATTACGCACATGTCATTTGGCGACGGAAACGGTATTCTACCAACTCCAGATGCTAAATTTACTCAGATGATCAAAGAGGTTTATCGCGTCCAACTCAATCGACTTGCACCATCAAAAGAAAATCCCAACTGGCTTGAAGCAGATGGTGTGATTCCGAGTGCTATCGGTGGCTTTAATATTCGTGAAGTTGGATTGTGGGCAGGTGATGTTATGGTCGCATATGCCAACTATCCACCAACATATAAGCCGAGTGGTGACCAAGGTACAGCTCAAATCAAGACAATTCGTATTGTTTTACAAATTGACAATACAGCAAATTTTGAACTCAAAATTGATGCAAGTGTTGTGATGGCAACAATACAATCAGTTGAAGAAGCAAAAATAGAAGCCAAAACATATGCAGATACAACAAAAATTCATACAGTAAAATCATTTTATGATTTTCTGACTTTGGAGGCATGGGAAGGTCGAACAGTTAGAACAAAAGGTTATCATCGTGCAACAAATTTTGCCTTAGCACAGCCATTTGCTGGGGGTGGTACTTATGTTTATAACTCTGAAATTTCAAAAAGTAATCACAATGGCGGTACGTTCATTGATGAAACCAAGGTTTTTCCAAGTGATTGGACAAACAGACCTTCAGTGCTCGATTGGTTTAATGCATCGTCAACGGGAAAAGGTTGTTGGGTATTGGTATATAGCGGTCAAGTTGATGTAACTCATTTTGGTGCTAACCCATATTTTAGTATTGGTGTCGACAATTCAATTGCAATTAATAAAGCTTTGTCTGTAAAAAACAATATTCATTTACCTGCTGGGAATTATATTGTTCATCGTCCTATTTTGACATCAACAGCACATCCTGTGATCACGGGTGATGGAATTACAAATACGCTAATCACAGTGGAAGATAACTTATGGCAACCAATAACATTTAGCAAAAATAACAAGGAATATAATGCTGTTGTGGTTGTTACTTCAGGCGTTGATATGGCATGGATTGAAGGCGCTGTAATTAACAATCTTTCAATTTGGGGGAACAGTTATAGTGCAGACGGCAAAATCGGTCTATTTTTTGATAATGTATGTTTAAAAGTTAATGTTGAAAATGTTGAAGTTACCACCTGTGACACAGGAATTTATACACTAAAATCATGGGTTCACTCTTATAAAAATCTAACAGTTACAGACTGTATTACATACTCTATGCATTTAGACACATATGTGAATGGATATTCGCTATCAGGTGTTTGTTTGTATGGGAAATCAATAATTACCCTATGTCACTTAAAAATTGAAGGTGATTCATATGGTAGTACTTTTACAGGTGGAGCAATTGAAAAATGTCATGTCGGAGTTTCTGTACATGATCGTGCACAAATCAATATCACAGGTGTCGATTGGGAAGCAATTGACACGTTACATATGGAAGTTGTTAATTGTCCAGATTTGCCGTCTAAAGTTTCGACATGTGCGGTCATGGGGAACCCAACACAATCCTGTTTTGCGACAAGAAATGGTAGTTTAATCGTCGAAGCTTCTAAAATTTTCAATCCATATGGCAACATAAATGCACCGATTTATTTTGCAGAAGGTTCAGGTGGTATCGTTATCAATAACAATGAATATGGCGAACATACAACATTTATTGGGGGAACAGGTAAAGTCACAGGGACTGACGTAGGTCGATACGATTTTACAAAATCAAAACGGATAACAGATGCTAAAATTTTAGATGCATATAATGAATTCTATCAAAATTATTTTGATTTATTCACAAATACCTTAGAGTCATACAAAGCAGTAAGTGGAAAAATCATTAAGACTCAAATTGGCAATACACATTCAGTTCAAATCAATACCCTACTTGAAAAAATGATTGTGACTACAGGCGATTATATTACATTTACAATTCCAGAATTAGCTGGACATAGTGGTCATGTCGGGAGTTTTATCTTTAGTAAAAGTAACAGTATTTTGAGTACTGATTGTATCAATGGAAGTGTAATTTGTGATAATGGGACATGCTATTTAACTAAAAATGTAGGTGGGTTGTTTACTAAGGCGGAATTAAATCAAACGACAAATACAAATTTATTTAGTATAAGTTTGCAATTTCAAGATACGATTTAAGCTGATTAAAATCCTTATGATTTGAAATTAAAAAGTAAAACTGAAGTTGTAAACCGTACCTCAGCATAAAATAGCCAATAAAAGTCAATTTGTAAGCCTGTGATCTGGAAACATAACAACAGATCACAGGTTTTTTAATAAGGATAATCCTGATGTACTCAATCTCATTAAACCAGCCAAGTTGTAAAAAGCCTTAATACAACTGCATTTAACTGACAATATATAGTCAATTTGTAAGCCTGTGATCTGAAAACATAACAACAGATCACAGGCTTTTTATATGGCTACAGATTCATACCATCATGGTGTCCGAGTCCTTGAACTCAATGAAGGCACCCGACCAATCCGTACAGTTTCAACTGCTGTGATCGGATTGGTTGCAACTGCAGAAGATGCAGATGCAGCAGCTTTACCACTCAATACACCAGTACTTGCCACAGATATCAAAACGGCTTTGGACAAAGCAGGTGAAAAGGGAACGCTTGCACGTTCTTTGCAAGCCATCGCAGACCAAACCAATGCGGTTACTGTAATTGTACGTGTAGACCAAAAAACCACAGAAGCTGAACAAAACTCAGCAATTATTGGTGGTGTTGAAAATGGTCGTTATACAGGTATGAAAGCCTTATTGGCAGCAGAACAAAATCTGAAAGTACGCCCTCGTATTTTGGGTGTTCCTGGTCTAGATTCGGCACCTGTAGCAACGGCTTTAAACTCAATTGCTGAAAAACTTCGGGCATTTAATTACTTATCTTGTTTTGGTT